AGCAGGTGGTTGTAATGATACGAGTTTATGATAGCAATGAAAGATTATTTAATCATAATGGAATTAAGATATTGCATCCATTAGTTGCTGATGTATTTAAAAAGGATAATTCTGATTATTATGTTGAATTAAAGGATGTTATTGATAATTTAGATTATTATCAAAAAGGAATGATAATTAGAATTGATACACCTTGGAGAGTTCAGGGATTTAGATGTGATAATCCTAAAATTAATAATAATAGAGTTGAATGTAAGGCTTGGCATTTAAGTTATGATAGTAAGAACTACATCATAAAGGATGCAAATGCAGTAGATAAAAATTGTAATGATGCATTAGATCATTTTAATAGAAATACTGACAAGCCTTCTCCTTTTAAAACTATTAGTGATATAACTAAAACATTATCTACTAGAGGAATTAGAAAGTCATTATTTGAAATATATGAATGGTTTATTAGTGATGATAAATATGGTGGTCATTGGGATAGAGATAATTTTACTTTAGGTATAAGACAAAATATAGGACAGGATAGAGGTGTGGTATTAGCACAAAATAAAAATATTACTGGTATGCAAATATCAGAAAACTGGGATAATGTTTGTACTAAAATATTGCCTTATACTACTGATGGCGAATCTGCTATTATGTTGGATGATACATATGTCGAATTATCAGAAGAATTATATGATATTCCTTATACTAAGGTTGTTAAGTTTGAAAATAATTTAAAAAAAGAAGATTTTTCCTCATATGAGGAATTTTTAATTGCTACTAAAACTTGGTTAAAACAACAAGCGGATATTTATCTCGAAGAAAATAAACTTCCTAATATTAATTATTCAGTATCAGCTAAGATTGACAATGTTAGTGATGTTGGAGATATTATTTACGTTAAGCATCCTAGATGTAAAGTAAATATTATTACTAATGTTATAGGTGTAACTTATGATGCTATAAGAAAAGAATATATAAAGATTGAATTTGGTAATTTTAAGAAAGAAATAAAAAATCTTACTCAAGAAATAACAGATAATATAAAAAAAGATACTGAAATTTTAGTTAATGAAAATACTATTTTGTTGCAGAATGAATTAACTAATGCAACTAATAGAATTAATTCAGTATTAAGTGATAGCTATGTTTTAAATCCTACAGGTAGTGAAATTATTGTAGTTGATAAATTACCTAAAGAAGAAGCAAAGTATTGTTTGAAAATAAATAGTGCTGGTATTGGATTTAGTTCAACTGGTATTAATGGAACATTTAATAGTGCTTGGACTATTGATGGAACTTTAAATATGCAACAAATGAATGTAATTAATTTAGTTGCAGATTTAATAAAAGGTGGAACTTTAAAACTAGGCGGAGTTAATAATGCGAGTGGTGTTTTAGAATTATATGATGAATCCAATTCGTTAGTTGGATTGATGAATAAACAAGGTTTGAAGATGTATGGTTTAGATGGTTCTTATGTATTATTAAATAATGAAGTAGGTCTTGCAGGATATGATAAAAATGATAATAAATGTTTTTGGGCTGATAAAGATGAGTTTCATATGAAAAAATCTGTTGTTGAAGAAGAGATTACACTTTGTAATAAAGAAAGATTTATTCCTATTACAATTACAAATGATGAAGGTACGATTGTTAATGATGGGATAGGTCTTGTTTCTACTAATATTTAGGAGGTGAGAAAATGGCTTTACAAACTAAAACGATAACAGGTAGTACAGCAAGTTCAAACTGGTCTTGGAAGATGGAAATTATTGAAAATAGTATTAACATTGAAAATAATACTTCTAGTGTAACAGTTAAATCTTATTTAGGGCGACCTTATAGTGCCAGTTATTTTGGTGGTACTGCTAATGTTAATATAACTTGTAATGGTGATTCAAGAACTACTAATAATAAATCATTTTCTTATCCAACTAATGTAGCAAAAGAAGGATGGGCTTTAATTCAGACAGAGAATTTTACTGTAGAACATAATGCTGATGGAAAAAAGACTATATCTGTCGCATCATCATTATCTAATGCTAGTTTTACACCAAATTCGGCTAGTGCGAAAGGAGAAATAGAACTTACATATATACCTAGAACAAGTAGTGTAAGTGGTGGATCTGGAAATATTGGTTCAACAACTAAGATTAGTATATCTAGAGCTAGTGATACATTTAAACATACATTGGAATATGAATTTGGTAATTTAACAGGAACAATAGCAACTAATGTTGATGAATCTTATAATTGGACTATTCCTACAAGTTTTTATGAACAGATACCAAATTCTAATAGTGGAACAGGAACCATTACTTGTAAAACTTATAGTGATAATAAATTAGTAGGAACTGATAGTGTAGAATTTACTGCAAATGTAGTTAATTCAAATCCTGTTATTGGAACATTTACTTATAAAGATAGTAATTCAAATACGGTTGCAATAACTGGTAATAATCAAAGGATTATTAGAAATAACAGTAATTTATTATTTACTATTGGATCTGCTACTGCAAAAAATGGTGCATCTATTAGTAAATATGAGATTACTTTTAATAATGTAGTAAAGTCTAGAACATCAGCTGGAGATTTAGACTTTGGGAAGATAAATTTATCTAGTGATTCAACTGCAACACTAAAAGTAATTGATAGTAGAGGTAATACTGCTACAAAGGAAATAACAGTTATAATAGATAATTGGATATTGCCAACAGGGCTGATTACTTTAAATAGAAAAAATAACTTTTATTCAGAAACATATTTAACAGTAGATGGGACTTATTCGAGTTTAAATGGTAAGAATGCAATGACTATTCAATACCAATATAAAGAAGTATCTGCTACTGAATTTTCTAAATTAAAAACTATATTAGATAATACTAAAGAAACAATTGAATTAGATAATAACTATCAGTGGAATATTAAAGTAGTAATAACAGATAAAATTGGGACTACTACTTATAATTTATTTCTTGATAGAGGTATGCCTATTGCATTTTTTGATAGGCTTCTTTCTAGTGTAGGAATAAATTGTTTTCCAACATTAAAGCAAAGTTTAGAAGTGTTTGGAAGTTTCTTATTAAATAATAAAAGTATTGTAGATTTGATATATCCAGTTGGATCGATATATATGTCAGTTGATTCTACTAATCCAACAACTAATTTTGGTGGAACTTGGGAACAGATAACTGATTCAAATATATCTTCAATTGGTTATATATGGAAAAGAACTAAATAGGAGGAAGATAATAAATGGATAAAGAATATCTTGAAAGATTAGTCGAGGTTGAACAACGAAGTAAGTCTAATACCAAAAGATTAGATGAAGATGAAAGAAAAATTGATGATATTCACAACCTTGCTTTATCTGTAAGAGATTTAGCTACTGAAGTTAAATTGATGAGGGAAGATTTAAATAAAATAGATAAAAGAGTTATGTCTTTAGAGGACAAACCTAATAAGAAATTAGATCAATTATGGGGATATCTGATGTCTGCTTTAATTGGTGGAGTTATAGGCTATGTTTTTTTAAAGTTAGGAATGAAATAGGAGAAAAAATATGAAAGAAGAAATTATAATAACTTATTTAGTACCAGCATTATTTACAATATTAACTGGTATATTAACTTGGATAGGAACGAAGATAAAAAGCATTATTGAAGAAAAAATTAAAAGTGATAAAGCTAAAGATATTATTTATGATGTAGTGAAATATACAGAGCAAACTTGTAAGAGTTTAACTGGTACTGAAAAGTTTGAGATATCAATGCAAGAAGCGAGTGAATGGTTAAATTCAAAAAATATAAAACTATCAGATTATGAACTAAAAATTATGATAGAATCAGCAGTAAATACTTTATATGGAAAGATTAAAAAGGAGAGTGAATAAATATGATAACAATGTCTAAACGAATTAGTTCACATTTTCATAGTACTGAATTTAGATGTAAATGTGGATGTGAAAAAATTTATATTGAAGAAGAATTGGTAAATAAATTAGAAAAATTATTCTCTAAGTTGAATGCAAGTAAGTGTATTATTTCCAGTGGATATCGTTGCTATAAACACGACAAAACAGTTGGTGGTAGTGGATATGGACAACATACTAAAGGATTAGCTGCAGATTGTTGCTACTATGATAAGAATGGTAAAATTATACCATCTAAAATTGTTATATGTGTAGCATATGATTTAGATTTATTTAGAGGTATAGCATTAATAAAAGGTGGAAATTATACACACCTAGATATTCGTTCAGAGGGTTATTATAAAGGTGATGAAACAGTATCTAATAACTCAGTATGGACAAACCCTTATGATTATTTCAAAGTAAGTAAAGAAGATGTAGCAAAATATACTGGTGAAGATTTAACTCCAAAGAAAACAGTAGATCAACTAGCAAATGAGGTTATCAATGGTAAATGGGGAAATGGAACTGACAGAAAAAATAGATTGACTAAGGCAGGATATAATTATTCGGAAGTTCAAAAAAAGGTTAATGAATTAGTAAAAAAGAAATCTATTGATACTATCGCTAAGGAAGTAATTCAAGGTAAATGGGGAAATGG